TGCTGGATTTGTTCATCGGATCCGGAACAACGCTGGTCGCAGCGCACCAACTAAAGCGGAACGTTTACGGAATGGAACTCGACGAAAAATACTGTCAGGTTGTGTTAGACCGCTTTAGGAAACTGGAGCCGGAATGCGAGATAAATAAAATTAATTAACAAACGAAATAAAAACGATATGCCATTTCAAAAAGGATATAAAGGCGGTCAACTTTTCACACCGGAACATCAACCGAAAAAGAACGGACGCAAACCAGCGCTTTATAAGCAATTGGCCGCCATGGTTGGGAAACAAGTAAACCTCACACTTTCCAAAGATGACTTTGTAAAAATCCAGCACTGGCTCCTGGAACGAACCAAAGCAGAACTGAAGGATATCATAAGAGATCCGCAGACTCCAATATTTATGAGCAGTTTAATAGCCGCCATCATTGGAGACATGAATAGTGGAAGTTATGCCACCGTAGAACGAACATACGACCGATTATTTGGCCGCGCCGTTCAACCAATCGAAGCAACGGTAGAACGAACATACAACCTCGAAGGATTGAGTGAAGATGAGATAATGGAGATAGGCGAAATATTGACTAAAACAACGGTCAAAAATGATAAGTCAGTATAAAATATCACAAATCATCCATGACGAAAAATTTAAAATCGCATACGAGAAAGAACGCTGCAAGCGGTCATTCTTTTACTTTTTACAGACATTCTGGGATTTGATAATAAAAGAGCCGCCGATTTATAACTGGCACATCGAATACTTATGCAGCGAACTCCAGATATTATCAGAATCGATTATTAAAAGAGAGAAAAAACCGTATGACTTAATTATAAACATCCCTCCAGGGACTACAAAATCAACAATAACTACAATCATGTATCCGGCCTGGCTTTGGATTAAAGATCCATCAATTAGAATTATCACAAATTCATACAGCATGAATCTGTCGATAGAACATGCCACCAAAAGCCGCGACATTATAATTTCAGAACAATACCGCCGATTATTTCCATACGTTCAGATACGCCGCGACATGTCGCAAAAAACCAGCTACGAAAATACATTGACCGGAGCCAGATACACCACTTCGACAGGAGGAACGATCACCGGAAAGCATGCCCACATTATCATCAATGATGATCCGCTCAACCCTGGCCAAAGTACCAGCGCATTAGAAATCTATGCGGCAAATGAGCACACAAAAACACTATCAACCAGGAAGGTCAACAAAGCAAATACTCCGACCATTTTAATCATGCAACGGCTGCATGAGAATGACGTTACCGGATATATCCTCGACAAAAAAGGGCAATCAATAAAGCACATAAACTTACCAGCCGAAATAAGTGAAACGATTAAACCAATCGAACTCAAAGAAAAATACATTAATGGCAAACTGGATCCGATAAGATTATCGGACGCGGTGCTTGATGAGGCACGAATAGACCTCGGATCCCGCGCTTATGCCGGCCAATATGAGCAGGAACCGCAAGAAGACGGCGGAAATATTATCAAATACGATTGGTTTAAAACAATCACACCGGATGACTTTATTAAAATGCAGGGAAACGTTCAATCCACAGTAACTTTCTTTTGCGATACAGCTTATACGAACCAGACATGGAACGATCCAACCGGAATCATCGCGACAACAAAACTCGGAAATGATCTTTATATCATCCACGCCAAAAAGGTAAATTATAAATTCCCTGACCTTATCCGATTTATGCCGGAATATGTTATAGAACATGGATACACGAATGAAAGCGCAATAAGAATCGAACCAAAAGCAAACGGACTGTCAGTTATTGACCAGCTCCAGGAAACAACACATCTGAACATTACCAAGACGCCAACACCAACTGAAGACAAAGAAACAAGACTGAATGCCGCATCGCCAAGCGTCGAATGCGGACGCGTTATCCTTGTGGCAGGGCAATGGAATGAAGAATTTATAACCGAAATCTGCGGATTCCCAAATAAGACACACGACGAATACGTGGATCTTCTTTGTTATGCAGTTCAGCATCACCTGAAGCCTAATAGCGCCAAAATAGATTTATCAACATTATACAAAAACTTATATTAAGATATGAAAACAATCGAACAAATAATGGCTCCAGGCCGCAATGCCGGAGAAATAATAACAGACCTGAAACTGACAACGGTAGTAACGAAAGGATGGTCTGAACTGAAAAAGGAATACGAACCAAAATATCATCCGGTAATGACAGACCAAAAATACCTCGATGAGACAGACGAAGGCGGAATCACAAAAGTAACCAGAATTACAATCGGACTCCAAAAACTGGCGGTCAAACGAATGACTCAACTCATGTTCGGAATTCCGGTCAAAAGAATATACACTCCGGAAAATGATACCCAGAAAGAAATCGCCAAACTTATCGAAGCAATCTATGAACGGAACCGGATCGATACCATTAATTTGGATCGCGGAAAATACATGTTTGCATCTTGCGAAAGTTGCACAATCTGGTATGCCCAGGAAGAAAAAAACAACATCTACGGAATGCCCAGCAACATCAAAATACGTTGTAAAAGTTATTCACCAATGCACGGAGACTTATTGTACCCACTATTTGATGAATTCGACGACCTCATCGCTTTGAGTTTTGAATATGTCCGAAAGGAAGGCACGGAACAAAATACGTACTTCGACACCTATACAAAAGACCTTCATATCGGCTGGAAAATAAGCGGATCTGATTACAGCGAAGTAGTCAATGAAACACATAAACTTGGAAAAATACCAGGAGTTTATATTCACCGACACGAACCAATCTGGGAAGACACCAGCAACCAGGTCTATGAGATTGAATGGACGCTGAGCCGGAATGGAAACTATATCCGCAAAAATGCAAAGCCGTTATTTGTTGTCTTTGCAGACCAGGCCGTAAATACCGGAGCCGAGGCCAAAGCGGATCCCAATGCGACAAAAGCAGTATTTCAATTCCCTGCAAACGGAAAAGCACAATATGTGACATGGGAAAGCGCAAATGAAAGTATTAAATTACAGATTGAAAACTTGTACCGTTCGTTCTTTACTCAGATTCAGATACCGGACATGAGCTTCGACCAAATGAAAACCACCCCAATGAGTGGAGAGGCCAGGAAAATGATGTTTATCGACGCACAATTGAAAGTACTGGAAGAAAGCGGACGCTGGCTCGAATTGCTGGATAGAGAGGTAAATATTATCAAAGCATTTGTGAAGACTATCATACCAGGGAAGGATGACGATGTCGACGGTTTGAAAGTGGAAACAATTATAACACCTTTCAAAATCTCTGACGAAACCGAAACAATAAAGAATATCGCGGCTGCCACTGGCGGACTTGCAATCGTGAGCCAGATTGAAGGCATCCGAACACTCGGCTGGTCTGAAGATCCGGAAAAAACACTGCGGGAAATTAATGATCAACAAAAGGCCAGCCAAATGACGAACTTATTTAATCCAACGGTTTAAAACAGAATAAACATTGACACCTTTAGAGTGGGAAATCCAGCATAAACTAAGGATCGAACAATATGCAAAACAGATCGATGCCATTTTTAATAAAGCCGTAGTGGAAGCAACCAGTATCGGCCAACTTTTCAATGCTGCTGATTTGTTAAGCAAACCCTTTGAGTTTTCCGATTACCCACAAACTAAAGACCGGATCGATAAGCTCATGAATAAAATGAATTCAGAGATTAACGCCACCGTTGTCAATGGGGTATCTGCTGAATGGGAAGATAGCAATTATAAAAATGACCAAATAGCGCAAAAAATACTCGGATACAAACCAGACGAAATCCCCTCCGGAAACTTTCAAAAATATTTCAACAACAATGACCAGGCACGCGAAGCATTCTTAAAACGTGCGGATTACGGAATGAACCTCAGCGACCGCGTCTGGAACTACACAAATTCATTCAAAAAAGAAATCGAACTTGGACTGGACGTCGGAATACGATTAGGAATCTCCGCCTCCGAAATGGCCGGAGATTTAAAACAATACCTAAAATACCCCGATAAACTATTCAGGCGAGTAAGAGATGAACATGGAGATCTTCAACTCTCCAAAGCCGCCGCCGCCTTCCATCCAGGACAGGGTGTTTACAGATCAAGTTACAAAAATGCGCTTCGGCTCACTCGCACTGAAACTAACATGGCCTACCGCGCGGCAGATCACGAACGCATGCAACAATGGGATTTTATCGTCGGATTTGAAGTTCATGTATCAAACTCACATGTGATTGAAGACATCTGCGACGACCTGGAAGGAGCCTACCCGAAAGACTTTGTATTCAGTGGTTGGCATGCGCAATGCATGTGCTGGACTACGACCATCCTGAAAACACCGGAAGAAATCGACGCGGACATGCAGAAAATCATGGACGGCGAACCAGTCGACGCGAACAGTGTTAATGAAGTAAAAGACATACCGGACAACTTCAAACAATGGGCTGCAGATAACGAACAACGCATCGCCACGGCCAAAAATATGCCGTATTTCATAAAGGACAATTTCAATGGAAATGACGTGAATAAATGGTTTATTCAACCAAACGAAATCCCAAAAATTAATCCACTTTTTAAGAATTTTACATCTGAATTAAATAAGGATGTTCTATTTAGGGGAGATATAAGGGATAAAGGAAATATTTTCACAAGTGCATCTAATATGATGGATTACAAATTAGACGGAGATATAAAAAATAAAGCAGGATTTCATTGGTTTACATCCGAAAAATCGTATGCTGAAAAATATGCAACTGAACAAATGTCAACAAAAAGAGGATTAATAGAAAAACAAATACTGACGGAAATTCAAACAGGCAAAATTGAAATTCTTGACTTTACTAAAATGAATTTAACTGACGAGGTTAATTTTATGAAAAATTTATATGACAGTGGATTAAACGAATTAATGCATAAACAAGGATTGTTACCACTACTAAAAGAAGGTGAAATAATTTCAAAAAAAGAACTTGAGAAATTATTAGGTCGCCCGATTATCGGTTCTATTTTGCCACAAGGAGCTCAATTTTCTGATAGAGATATGGGAGTTAAATTTTTTAAATGGTTAAAGGATAATGGTTTTGGTGGGTATAAATTTAAAGAATATCAATGGGGTGATGAGATAGGTCTTTTATCAGAAAAATACTTCAAAATAACAAGCAGAAAATATTATTAAAAAAACAGAGGATAGAGTTAATTAAAGAAAAAAGAGACAGATTATTAAAGGTTTTAAAAAGTTGGATTAAATAAATAGAAAAAAAAAGACAGCGTAAAACTGTCTTTTTTCATTAAAAGAGTAACGGTTCTTTATTTTTCATTTTAAATGCCCTCCCCGATTAGTTTTTTTTCTGATTAATTCATGACACGAAATAGAACACTTGAACCCATGCCAGACCGCGCCAGGACTGGATAGGTTCTTATTCCAAAGGTTCTCAATTTTACAGCCGACGGTTTCGGCATTGAATACGTCGTAGATAGCAGCCAGGGATCCAAAGAAATACTCCAGCTGCCCATCAGAGCGCGGTGCCGGTTTGAACACCACGCGGTAGAAATTTACTTTATTATTTTCCATTTTAATACGATTTAATAAGTAAAACAAATACAAAGGTACGAAAAAATAATGAGATATGCAAGTCCGCAGATAAAACCATACCGGACAACGCGGACATTTGACCGGACAACATAGGACAACGCGGACACTATTCATTCATTGATTCATCATCCAGGACATCGGTCAACTTGCCAAACAACCGGATAATAAACATCCGATATTGAGTATCGGCCATCAATTAAACTGCATATCGCATGAGCCAGAAATTTGAATCATTGCCAGCCGCCGGAAAATTGATAGTCATACGAGGGAACTCCAGCATTGGAACGCGGTCGGAATTTAAAGCAATATGAAATGATTGGATATTTCCATAACCGGAACGCGTCATTTTAAACTGAACCCGATCATCCGTAACCGTGACGAACCAATTGTCGCCAAAATTGTCCTGAGCAAATTTTGTGGACTCATTTGAGAGAGCCGAGAGAGCGAGATAATAAGCGTTTGTTTTCATGATATAAATTATTTTATTAAATAGAAAATTATTACATTTGCAAAAAAAAATAGATGAAAGACCGTTTTATAGTTCAAAAATCAGAATTGAAACCAAATCACTGGGTTTGTACGGATAGAGAAAACTTAATAGTCTGTACATTTGAAAATCATAAATTCAATGAAACCCAGAAATTTGATATTTTAGAAAGTTTTGATCCTAATAATTACATGCAGATGGCACGAATAATGCGAGAATTCGGAGATTACCTTTCAGAATTTCATTATAAAAAAGTATTTTGACTTCTTCTCTTTTCGTTGACTATATGAATAAAGTTATGATTTACTTTTTCATTTAACGAATAAGCCGAAATTACTAAAGCATGAGCGTTTTTTTCTTCAAATGTTGAAAACAGTTCAAAATGATTCATACAGAAATCATGCTGCTCTTTAGTGGGAACAAAATCTTTATCTTTCCAGTTGTCATAAAGCATTTTTTTAACTTTCCGTTGGTCATAAGCCCTTTGTTCTTCAGGGTCTTTCATTCTTTCAGCAAATTCCCTGCGTTGTGATGCCGATGGTTTCCATTTGTAGCTCATAATATATTCCGGTTCCACGCGAGAGCCACCGGATAAGCATAGGTTATTATTTTACAGTTATTGAGTCGTCGATTTCAGTATAAGGGTGCTCCATGATAGCAGACCAAATGGCCTCGGTCATTTCAGATCCATAATTGATACCATCAACCCAGGCGCGAGCAATCTCGCGAGTGGATCCGTTCATTTTCATAAGGAACTTTTCAACATAGAAATCAACCTCGCCCTGGTTGATTGAAGGAACGGAAACCGGAACCTTGCGTCCGGAACGATTAAAAGCGGTAGTTTTCATAAGATAGATTTTTTAAGTTTAAGAAAAGCGAACCATTTACGCGCTTCTCATAGAACAAAGGTACGTTTTTATATTCAATAGTCAGCATTATAAGTGCTTTATTTTCAGCGAATTAAGTTAAACTAATCTAACGAATGATAACAAAAATAGCATCCGGAGCGACCGTCTATACGTAAATTAAACTTGTGTTGTTTTTACAATTCCCCGATAATTTGCTTCTTAATGTACCTTTGTTCATGCCCAGAGCATTAGCAGCTTCTTTCACTCCAAAGTAAACAATTCCTGTTTTGGTGTCTAAAATTCGTTTTCGATGTACCAAAGACAATTTCTGCCGCGTTGCTTCCGAAACAATTTTACCTTTAGCTGATAAAGACATTTTTAAACGACTTTCATCTGAAAATTGCCTCCCTTTATTTGCAATTGATATTTTTAACCGCGAATCTTCGGCCAACTGACGACATTTGTCTTTATCTTTGGTTAACGATAAATTCATCCCTTGCTTACCAATACATTCAAATAAATCTTGATAATACCTCTCTTGAGTGTTAAGTTCAGAAACATCACAAGTTGTAATAATTTCAAATTTATGTTTTTCGACTCCGTATTCTATAAATGAGAGGTATAGTCGCGGTTGGTACTTACAACTTAACTTTTGATACTCTTCCCATCTTCGTTCAATATTGACACTTTGACCAATATAAATTTTTCCACTTGGACTTGTGATTTTATAAATTCCGATTATCTCTTTCATATTATTTTAAAAAGCAAGACGCCCACAAAATCGAGTAGTAGAGAATACTGTCATTCGCAAGCGTCTTATTAAATTCTTTTTATCGGTCTCTACTCCGATGTCAAACCTTTTGACGAACAAAAATAGTGAATTCTATTCAATACCACAAATTATATAACACTTATCTTCAAAATATTAAGATAAATAAATCTAAAATAGTGAGCATATTGTACTCACATATTAAAACAATATAGCTATATTTACAGCCTAAAGATTTAGGAACTCAAAATACTAACTAAAAAACAACATGAAACAAAAACTAATCGAAGGACTGAAAGTCAAATATCCAGGCTTGCAGGACTCAATAATCACCAGGATGGCCGATAAAATGGCAAAGACTGTAACAACGGAAGACCAGGTCGACACCGCAATCGAGGGGACGACTATCCAGCAATTAATTGATAGTTATACAGATAGCCGCGTAACCGAAGCAAGCGTTACAGCCGTTGTTAACTATGAAAAAAAGCATAATATTAAGGATGGGAAAGCAATCGCGGCAGAAAATCCGCAACAGGAACCAGCCAAACCAGGGGACGAAACACCTGCATGGGCAAAGCTATTAATTGATCAGAACAAAACCCTGAGCGATAAAATCGCAGCCATTGAAGGAAACAAAGTAACCACTGAAAGACTCACCAAACTACGCGCCGAATTAACCGGAGCGCCTGAAACTCTCCTCGCGAGATTTGAAAAGGACATGCCAAAAGACATGAACGATGAACAATTTAATGAATGGATCACTGGCGTTAAAACCGACGTGGAACCATTCATCACTGCCTTAGTTCAAAAAGGGGTAGTATTCAATCCACCAGCATCTGGCGGGAAAGGAACACCTACACCTGAAGCATCGCCGGAAGTAAAAGCACGGATTGAGGAACGAGCAAAAGAAGCTGTTCTGGAACCATCAGCCATAAAAGGGCTCCCAAATAAATAAATCAATTTCACAAAAAAAATCAAAGAAAATGAATGTAAAATTTAAATATACTGCAGCCGAATCAGTAGAACCTGTAGTATTTGAAGAAATATTCGCAGAAAGACCAGGTGGTGGATTAGTAGCCAATCAAGTCTATGACTTGAAAGCAGGAACTGCCATGGGTTTATCAGGCGGAAAATACGTGCCCATCAGAGCGTATCGATTGACCAAAGCAGTTGCTGCCCAGGATACCACAATCGAAATTGCTAAGGGTAGTGGAATCGTTATCGGCGACATTATCGCCCATGATGGAACCGGACTGGCAAGTACCAACTTGAACTCAACCGATCCATTAAAAGATGTTGTGACAGTTACTCTCGGAATTGTTATCCCGATTGACACCGTCCTCTATCAAGCCGCAAATTTGTCAGTAGCCGCAACACCAGAAGTGGTAGATGGCACTGGCCATACAACCACAGTAGGAGTTCCTGCTGTTACCCCATTGCCAAAATACACACCCGCATACGTGCTGGGTGACAATGTAATTGCCGCCGAGGGTGATAAGCTCGTTAGACTTGTTAACGGTGCTAATTTGAGAAAAGAAACCGCTCCGATTTCGGAAGAAGTTGTGGCTTTGTTGAAAAACATAACACTTGTATAAGCCATGAAGACTCCATTATTTGACCTGGATATACCAGGCATGCAAGCAGAAGTAAATTCTTACAAACCAGGAAGTGGACTCGCATGGAGTACCTTATTCCCACTGAAATACACTCCGAAATTCGACCTGAAAGGAATCGAAGGAAACGATGGTATTCCGGTCTCTGCTGACCGCGTAGCGTTTAACACCAAATCCCCAATCAAGACTCGTAAAAAAGTCGGATCCTGGAGCGGTGAATTGGCCAAAATATCCATCTCGAAAGTGAAGGATGAAAAAGCCATCAACGAATACAATGATTTGAAAGTCATTGCCGCATCGAACACTGAAGACAAAGCAACCGCTCGTTATTTGGTTGACATGGTCTATGACGACATCAAAGCAACAAGCGATGGCCTCGACTACAAAATCGAAATCGACGCTTTGAGAATTGGATCCGCCGGACAACAAACATTCATCGCTGCAATCGACGGTGACAATGCAACTGCCGATGTTATTGATTTCAACATCCCCGCCGCAAACTTTGTCGGAGTTACAACCGTTTGGAGCAATGTCGCTGCCGATGGTATCAAAGATATCATCACCCAACAGAAAGCAATTGCTGCCCAGGGTTTGAAAAAACCGCTTTATGCAATCATCGAAGATGCAACTTTTGAATTGTTACTGGCACAAACAGCAACGCTCAAACGCGTAGCTTCTGTAGTTGTTAACGCCGTAGGCCTCACCGCCTCCGAAGTTTTGAGCGTAGATAACGTGAACTCATACATGCGGATGAAAGGATTCCCACAATTCCTGGTTATTGATAGTTACGCAACTATTGAAACAAAAGCAGGAGTGCAGACCACAATCAAACCATGGAACGCTAATGCCGTTGTTTTGACTCCGACTCCACAATTGGGATGGACTTATTACAAACCAGTTCCGGTTATTGCAAACAGTGACGCCTTACAAGTACAAGGGAAATATGGAAAAACAACCGTTTATAGCGACCTTAACCCGATGGTTGAAGTTACTATGGGTGAAGCCTACGTACAACCAGCACTTATCAACCGCGCATCGTTGGTATTCATTAACATCGCCCATGCGACAGTATGGAATGGCGGAGTTTAAAAATTTGACAAAATGACGGTCATCGAAGCATTAAAAACCGTTTCCAATTATCCCATACCCACCGCTGTCCTGGAAAGAATAGCGGTGGCCAGAGATTTGGAGCCGACAGGTGTAATGAACGCGGTGAGCTTTACGGAATCGAAGTATAGATTGGCGGAGGCCGATACCATGCTCTGGATTGCTGACGCTCCCAATTTTACTGAAGGTGGAGTTATTATTTCATTTTCAGGGAAAGAAAAGGATTTACTACGTTCAAAAGCACATTCGATTTATAAAGGATTTAATGAAACGGTGAATGATATCTCTTACGGATACATAGGTACAAGTTTATGATCACGAACGGAACAATAAAAGTCTTGGGTGTTAGCGGAGGCGGAGTCGACAGTAATGGCGATCCAATCAAAGCCACAGCAATAGCCAGTCCTGAAATAGATTGTTTTTTTAAATTGAAAACTGACAAAAAATTCAGTTACGATATTGGAGAATCAAAGGTATCAACTTACGAAATCCATATCGATACACAGGAATTCACATCGGCCAGGATCAGATTAACAGACGACCGAAACCAGGCAATCGGAGACTTTGATGTTCTAAGCGTAGAATATCTGGATATTGCCCAACGAATAAAGATAACAGTGTGAGAAAATGAGTGTAACACAAATAACTCCACAAAGCGAAATCGAAGCCTACTTAAAACAACAAGTTGAGCGGCGAAATCAGGCAATACTTTATAAGTTAGCATCAATAGCCGAGCAAGTGGCCAACTTTGCAAAGGAGACCAGAGGATATACGGATAGAACCGGAAACCTTGTGAGCTCGACAGGATATGTACTCGTACAAGATGCAAAAGTAATAAGCGGAAAATTTGAATCAGCGCTTAAGGGTGAATCCGGAGCCAAACAAGGCGAAGCGTTCGCGGCAGAAATCGCCGCAACTTTACCGCAAGGAATCGGATTCGTAATCGTTGCAGGAATGAATTATGCAGCTTATGTCGAAGCAAAAGGATTCAATGTCCTCGCAATTTCGGAAATAAAAGCGCAAAAACTCGTGGAAGAAATGATCGCAAAACTGGGATTAAAAGCACAATGAAAAAGACTGGCGGAAATATTGAAACGGACATTTATAACCTATTGTCATCCGGATTAAAAACAATCTGCTCAACAGGAAATGTCTACAAATCAGAAGGTCGTGGGAAAAACGCAACCACTGAAGACGCCGTCGTTATATTCATGGGTGGACTTGATGACCAGGTGCAAGAGGGCATCGTAACTGTTAACATTTTCATAAACGATATTGATAATGGAACAGGGACAAAAGTAAAAGATGCCGGAACTTGCCGATCCGTTGAAAGTTCATTATTGAGCTTAATAGACTCCGCAACAACAACCGAGTACGAACTAACCCGCAAATCAATCATTCAAACATTCGCCGTCGAAGAAATAGATCAGCATTTTGTCAATGCAAAAATACAATTTAAAAGGATAACCATCTAAAAAAATAGATATGAGTACAATAATGAGTTGGAGCAAATGCGCCATAACAATTGGAAAAACCGGAGCCGTCGATGCCATGGCAGCAGTCCTGACATCAATCGGAACCATAAAAGATAAGTCCACCGTTTTAGCAACTGCTGAAGGCGAAAAGCTGACAGCAAAATCTACAGGCGGAGTGCTGGTAGCTCAGGAAAGCAAAGACGGAGACGTTACGCTTACTACCAGAATCATGGAACCGGACTATGCAGTGATCGCCGCCTTTATCGGAGCCACAAACAATACCACCAACCTGGTAATCAACACGAATGTCGTTGCGGATTGCTGGTCGGTACAATTGGCACCAAAGAATGTCGGAGCAACCGGAATAAAAATCCGCAAAGCGTCTGTAGATTATAAAGAAGGCTACAGCGAAGACGAGGGACATTTTGCAGATGTTGTATTTACCGTCCTGCAATGTGCAGACGGCGAACTTTACACCAAATACAAAAAAACCTAACCCATGAGCACAATCATGAGTTGGAGCAAATGCGTTATTAAAGTGGCCAAAACAGGAACGGCTGACGCATTGGGCTCTCCTTTAGTATCGATAGGTACTATCAAGGACAAATCCACCGTAATGGCTACCGCCGAGGGTGAGAAACTGACCATGAAAGCGACTGGTGGATTCACAATCGCCCAGGAAACATCAGATGGAGAAATGACACTTACAACCCGAATCGTTGAATCGGATTTTAAAACCATTTCACAAATGATGAACACCAACGTAGTATCCTATGCCGGAAGTTTATCGAATGCAACAACACTACATATCGCAAAGGGCAGTAATGCTTTTATCGGGATGTATTTGAGCGATGGAACACATATCGCCCCGGTTACAGACATTGATAAAACAAACGGATCCTACGATAACCTGACAATTACACTGGGAGCCGCAACCACCACCGGAGATATTCTGTTTGAATGCGACGTAAATGGAAATTTACTTCTTAAATCAAATATTATCCCCGAAAACTGGTCGGTTGAGATAACGCCAAAAAACATCGGCGCTACCGGAGTACGAATCCGCAAAACATCTGTGGCCTATAAAGAGGGCTATAGTGAAGACGAAGGAGCCTACGCCGATATCACCTTTTCAGTACTTCAATGCGCTGATCTGGAACTTTATACAAAATTTAAAAAAACAGCTTAATTAAAAGGCCGTAATGCTAATCGCGGCGGCCTTTTTTAATTCATCAATATGGACACACTCGAACAGAAAACCGCTAATGAAGTACTGCAGGAACCGCTTATTATAAAAATAGACGGGAAAGATTATCAGGTAGCACCTCCGACACCAGCAACGGTGGTAAAAATATCAGCCATTGTTTCGGAATTTCCTGAGCAGTTTATCGATAAGAAAAAAATCATAGAAAGTATTATAGCAACGGCCAAAGATTGTGGATCCATTGGAATGTTCGCCGCAACGCTTATCCTCGGCGAAACAAAGACGAAAAAGGAAATCAAAAGAGACAAATATAAGATATTCAAAAGGGAAATCAGCAAAGACGACCTGGCGGATATTATAATGCATAAAATGAAAAATAGCGAACTGAATAAAACCATTTCTTTAATTTTATCGAGATTGGAGATTATAGATTTTTTCGCTATTACCACTTCCCTAAACGAAATCAACATTCTGCGGAAGACAAAGGAAGTGGAGAAGAAAACGACAGCATCTGGAGTCTGATCGGTGGCATGATGAAGGCCTACCCTTCAATGACACCCGATTACATTTTATATGAAATGAGCTACGTTAACATGGCATTATACAGCTCGATATTACCTCCAATGGACTCCCCAAAGTCAAAGAAAGAAAACTCTTTTGACGAAAGTACTGACGCAAACGATCCGGATAATTTTAATAATGACGAAACCGAAACTGTTGTAAAATCATGAATGAAGAAGGGAAAATATGGTATGCCGTAGGCGCGGACACCAGCGGATTACAGGGAGACATTGACAAAGCAAAACAATCATTTAAAACCCTTTCGGATTCAACACAAGCCGAAGGGAATAAAATCAATAGTTCATTTTCGGATGTTGGCAAAACTATTGCCTCATCGGGAGATGCTGCACTCGCAGCCACCAAGGCTTTGATTGACAAAGCAAAGGAAAACATTCAGAACCTTGAAAAAATGATTGCCGGATTAAAAAAGCAAATGGACGATGCAAATCCAGGCACGCAAAGAGAAAATTTAAATATGGACTTTAATTCGGCCAATCATAGTCTAAATGCTCAAAAAACTATTCTTGCCGATTTGGAAAAACAAAAGGGAAGTTTAGTCACCGCACAAAAAGCCGGAGTAGCCCAAAATGAAGTAGAAGAAAGTTCACAAGTTAGTATGATCGGCTCATTAGGAAGATGGGCAACTGGTTTATTCACCGTTACTGCAGCTTTAAAGGTCGGAAAATCTATCATGGAATCCACAGAATCAACGGCGCATCAACTTGAAATAGCAGTAGGGCAGGTCGAATCTGCAACTAATTTCTTATTCAAAACAATAGCCACCGGAGACTGGAGTAACTTTATTAATGGGATGGAAAAGGCTATTGTAGGAGCAAGAGAATATGTTGATGCAATGGAAGAAGTCAATAATAAAACTAATGAACAAAAAATAAGGTCATCAAACTTAGATATAAAAATCGGCGAACAACGTGCTTTGTCTTATAGTAGTGATCCAAAAGTAGTAAAAGCAGCACTCACAGAAATTATCAAATTACAAACACAAAAACTTACAGAGGAGGCTCAACTCGCCAAACAAAGCTATGAGGTTTCCCGTAAAAAAATAGCCGATGATAATGGCTGGAATGAAAAAGAACTCGAAAATACAATTAAGTATTATTCAAAGAACAAAGACATAATTCAACAAGGGGAAGAATACAATAAACTTGTTAAAGGGGTTACGCTTGGTAATGCGGTTAACTCTCCTGTTGGTAAAATTATTTTACCAACGATAGTATCTTCTGTTATAAACATCGCCAATACTAATAATCAAGAGAAGCAACTTGACGATTTAATAAAACGAGTGGGGCCGAAAATAAAACAATACGGACAACTCGCTACTGATTTTTCAAAAGTAACATTCAAAGAAAGAAATGAATTAGCAAACCAATTAGCAGTAGCCCAGGACAAAGAAGCCGCTATTAATATTAATAACCGCCGCGACAAGCAACGATTAGTCACATTAAACGATGCGGATGAAAAAGCTGCGGTAGAAGCAGCCAAAAAAGCTGCGGATGAAAAAAATAAAGTTCTCAAAGAGCAACTCGATTATACCACCGAAATAGGAAAAAAGCGTATCGCCAATACCTATGAAATTGAGCAACAAAATTTAAATGCTGAAGCAGAAGGTGCGGAAAAATCACGCAAACAAGCCGATCTGGACTATCGGAAAACGCTTTCAAACTTAGATATTCAAAAGGCGGAACGAATAAAAAAGCAGAACGAAATAAGCGGTGGCATTGATAAGAAAACAGGGAAGCCAACAGAAAAGTTTTCAACTTCTATCCCTATTGAAGACCAGAAACAACTTGATGACTTAGCTGCGTCCGCACTCAAAGTAAAGAATGCTGAAATTGAAAAAATTACCAAAACGGAATTAGATAAGCTGAAAGCATTGTATGTCAAATACGGCGATGAACGTGTGAAAATTGAAGACGAATACAATGACAGGATTCAAAAGTTAGCACAAGCCGGATTCATTATTCAGGCTGCAGAAGTAGCTATGGAACGGAATGAAAAAATCAGCGCCGTTTCTGAACGTTTAATCAAAGAAACCGACCTTTATAAACTCGCAAGCGGTAAACAGTTACTCATTTCAAAAGAACTTACCCAGCAACTTATCGAAGAAAGTAAAAAACAAATAGCTGCCGCCGTAGCCAATCCGGATGTTTCAAAAAGATTATCTCAGGCAGACGCTGATAATTTACTTGCCAAACTGGATAAAGCAGACCTCACAGTTCAAAAAACAGACAATCCGTTTGCCGATTTGATCGCCGGAGTTGAAATTTACAAAAAGGCAAGGCTCGAACAAAGTAAATCAAATACCAAAACGGATATTGCAAACTTTTCCACACTGGAAGATGCTGCCAACAAAGCACAAAAAGCAACTCTGCAAGCCGCCGCCGAAGCGCTGCATGGGATTTCTGATATAATTAGTACTGTAACAAGTGAATTGACCGGATTAACCGATGCTCAAAAGAAAACGGTTGATGAGGTTACAAAAATGATTGCCGGAGCCGCCTCACTTGCAGAGGGTATCGCTACAGGAAATCCGATAACAATCATTCAGGGTTCTATTGAGTTATTGATGAATTTGCAAAAGTTAATGGATGTCAGTGAGCAGCAAATTGAAAAACGAATTGCGGATGACAAGACAGCGATCGATAATTTAAAGGACGCATACGATAAACTGGGTTATGCTATTCAGAAAGCATTCTCTACCGATAAAGCCAAATTAATCGCTGAACAGACAGCAAATTTAAAAGATCAAGCGAAAGCAATACAAGATCAGATCGATGCTGAAAATAAAAAACAAACCTTAAAGGATTATATGGCCAATCTTAATCCTGTCGCATGGGCATATTCTCTGCTGATGACAGGATCAGATCCCGAAACATTAAAAACACTTAACCAAGAACTTGCGGATATTAATCAGCAAATCGAAACCAACAAAGACGCTCAACTTGAAGCGCTAACAGGAACATCAGTAATGTCGGCTATTGATGACTTTGCCAATGCTTATGCCGACGCCTTTACAACCGGCGAAGATGCCGCTTTGAAATCTGCAGACATAGTAAAAAATATCCTTAAAAAAGCATTGGTTGAAGATTTGAAAGATGACCTTCAAAAACCAATTCAGACATTAATGGACTTGATAGCTGGCAATGCAACGCAAGCGGCTATCGATGCTCAAATGGGAGTAATTAATGCCGCTGCAGCAACGAATCTTGATGCCTTTAAAAATCTTGGATTAACAAACCCACGAACCGCCGCCTCCACCGGAATAGCAACAGCCAGCCAGGCCAGCGTTGATGAAAATAACGGACGGCTGACGGCCATAGAAGGCCACACATTCAACATGAATGAAACTTTGAAAATAGTCGCCGCAAATGGAGTAGTCATGCGGGCACATCTCTCCAGAATTTCAAACAACACCGATAGACTGGAGGCAATCGAAAATTCAATCGGATCCGTGAAAAGCGGAATCGACCAAATAAATACAAAAGGAATCAATATTAAAGTATAAAATGACAGGCGAAGTAGAAATAGATGGATGGTCAATAAGTGAAATCTACGGTTTTGTGATAGGGGATGGGAGTTATGAGAATCTCGTTCAATTCCCGCCATTAAAACCACCAAAGGTAAACAACTGGATAGAAGAAAATGGAATCGACGTTGACTTAACAGCGCCGAAACTTGCCGCCAATGATATCGAAATCAAATTTGTAAGCGTTTCCAGAACATCCAATCTGCCAGGATTAATATGGTTATTAGAGACGACCATCTCCACCAACAAAGCATATCATTCATTCAACTTTATAGATCTCGGAATTACTAAATCGCTTCGTTTGCTGGAACATAGCGCAAATGTAGGCACGAATTCACATCTGCGGCAAATCACGCTGAGATTCAGCGACGACCTCCCTTTTAATGATTATGATCCTATAAGTCCCGAAAGCACTATAACTCGAAATACAGTATACGCCATTGATTCTGCTCCATTTACAGATTATAACGTTTTGATTTTGGAAGGAACCGATGAAGAAATTACCAAAGAACCTCCGGTAAAGGAAAACCTGAAAGTTGACATATCAATAGAGAACGGAGTGACCTATGATCCCAAAAATGTCACATGGGACGCAAAGGACGTGAACATAAAATGCCTGATGCTGGCCACATCAAATACCCAATTCGGTCGGAATTTAAATGCGTTGTTATACCAACTAATACAGCCAGATCTTCATGTCTTTGGATTTGGAAATGAAGATTATGATTTTTATTATAAATCCATGAGAGTAGATAGATTTACAACATACAAAGGAAACGGAATATGGTGCGAATTTACATTAGTGCTTTGTTTTACAAACTATAAAGGAACCGGATCATACATACCATGATATTACATTATAACAGCACAACCAAAACCGTCAAAGTAAGCGATGAGAGCTACCGATACAGGAAAATAATGGCCGACGATGCCATTACCCTTATTTTTTCATTGCCCGAATATATCGACTTCCCAATTGGAACTTATACGGATGATCTGGTGACTCGATATACACTTTTGAGTCCGGCCAACTTCGTAAAGATAAACAGCCGGAACTACGAATACACCCTTATCCTCGAAGCCGCAAAAGGGACGCTCTCGAAATACATATTCAGAGACATAGCATCACATCGTTTGAAATTTCCACTCACGGTCAAACCGCAGGAATTTGTACAGCTTCTTGTTGACAACCTAAATCGACAAGATAGCGGATGGACGGTCGGAACTTGCATCGAGGCAAACGATATCAATATCAATTTTTCATTCAATACTTGCGCTGAAGCACTGCAAATGATAGCAGACGCATTTAAGACAGAATGGGAAGTGGCAGGAAAAGTTATCAATTTACAAAAAGTAGAATATAATAAAAGTACTCCTCTCGAATTAAAATACGGAAAAGATAATGGTATTATTAGTGGAGTCAAGAGACAAAACAATAATACCACCGACAAAGCCATCGACGTGTTATACACCCAGGGTGGAGAGAAGAACATCGATCCATCTACATATTTAAGTCCCCTTCTTTTATTACCAATCAGCCAGACATACGACCTGGACGATGAACATTCGTACATAACCGATGCCGATGGCTTCTCATTAAAAAAAGTAGGAAATACTATCGCAACACCAAATGAAGGAAGCCTGGACTGTTCGGAAATCTACCCATCCAGAGAAGGAACAATCTCCGAAGTTGTGGCTGTTGACATTTTACAGAATTTCTATGATTTTATTGATACCAGCATACCAGACGATCTCGATTATGCCGATTATCAAATTGCCGGAGAAAAAATGACCGTGATATTCCAAAGCGGAATGATTGCAGGAAAAGAATTTGAAATCAACTATTTTCATACAGTCATCGGAGAAAAATCAGCAAAACGATTTGAAATAGTCCCTCAAACGATTGATGGACAAATAATGCCCAATGAGACCTTCAAACCAGTCGATACAGATAAGTACGCCGTCTTCCATATTGCAATGCCTGCAGCCTATCTTTGTGACGACCTGACACAAACCGGAGCCTCCTGGGATATGTTCAAAAAAGCAGCTCAGTATTTATCGGAAAACGAAAATCCACATTTCACATTCGATGGACAACTTGATGGAATATGGGCTCAGGAAAACTGGATTAATATCGGCGGGAAAATTGTGCTTGGCGGTTATGCCTCATTGACAGATGACCAGTTCCAGACATCGGCCGTCCTGATTCGCATTGTTGGAATTAAGGATTATATCAATAAACCATACCAGCCACAAATAGAATTATCAAACGTTCCGGTAGGAACATCGATAAGTACCGAACTCGGAAAAATAGCCACCACCGAGGTGACGATTGAGACAGCCAAAAATGAAGGCTTGCAATTTACAAAAAGGCAATACCAGAGCGTACAGGAAACTATGGACATGCTGAATGCAGCATTGCTGAATTATAGTGGATCCATTAACCCAATTACACTCCAGACCATGCAAGCCATCGTAGGAGATGAGAGTCTGCAGTTCCGATTTGTAACCAGCAAAACAACTCCAACAGAAATTGATCCCACAATTGTATGGACTGAATCAACGAAACTCCTGACCATAGGAGCAACTATCATCCAACACATGACGCTGGGGATTTCAACTCTTGGATCCAGCCACGAAGTAAGCGAATATTTATTCTGGAACATGGCCGCATTTACATCCCCAGCATTGACAGACGCAACCAAAAAATATTACCTATATGCCAAAGTAAGCAAAATCACGCAAACCGGAATATTTTATCTAAGCGAAACACCAATAGCAATCGAAGCATTGACCGGATATTATTACCTCCTCATAGGACTGATTAATTCGGAATTTGAAGACGATAGGAACATTTCACTCCTTTACGGATTTACAGAAATCCTTCCAGGCCGGATAACGACAAACCGGATTCAGTCAGATGATGCATCAACTTATTTTGATCTCGTTAACGGCGAAATCGGTGGGAATATTAAGTTTAAATCAGGCAATAATTATATTGAGGTAGGAACCGGAATCGCCGATGCTGTGAATAACATTCAGGTAGGCGGTCGAAACTTAGTTCAAAACAGTGACTTTGATAAAGGAACAACAATAGGGGAAGCGGTCGCTGACGGTTTTAGTGTTTATAATAATGATCCTGATAATGAACCTGTATCTCCATTTATAATTGCATCCGGAGGTGTCGATAATGGGAAATATCAACGGATTGAATGGGAAGGCGACCACCAATCAACTAAAGGTATTATTGGGAATATTGTTGAAAACTGGAAGCCAAACACCGAATATATTATCAGCTTTTGGGCAAAAGGTACGTCTCTGGATCCGTATCAGTTATTATTAGGTTGGGATACGTATCCATCTATATCGACAACTATAAAGAATCCTGATATTCTGACTACATGGCAACAATATGTGTTCAAAATTAAATGGGGTGCAACGGTTGAGACAGAGGGTCATTTCTTTATTTATGCAACTTATGGTGGCGATGGTGGCACGGTTGACTTTGATAAGCTAAAAATCGAGATAGGGAATGTCGCTACCGACTGGACTGAAGCGCCGGAAGACACGGCGGATGCTATAGCCGAAAATGTTTCGTTTATTGAAAGCATAAAATCCGAACTGCAAGGCCAGATCGATAAACAAATTACATCATGGTTTTATAACTATGGGGTAGACGAAAACGAAGTTCCTTTAACACCTACATTAGATAATTATCCTGTTGATGGCGATCCTGCAGGGGACTGGTCGACAAACGAACTTAAAAATAACCACCTCGGCGATTTATGCTATGATCTTGATACAGGCCATTGTTTCAGGTTCGCTTTGAGTGGAACATACCAATGGGTACAGATTACCGATTCAGATTTTTTATTAGCGCTGGCCGCTGCAGCAGCAGCTCAGGATACTGCAGACGGTAAAAGGCGGGTTTTTACAGCCGAACCAACTACTCCATACGACGCCGGAGACCTCTGGGCCGGCGGATCAACCGGAGACTTAAAGAAATGTACTCAAGGCCGAGTACCAACAGGAACATCTCCTGTTCCAGATAACCACTTAACCGGAATATATCAACCAGGCGACTGGGTACTTGCAACCAAATATACCGACGACACGGCGGTAACTAATTTAATTATTGGTGGAAGAAACCTATTACCTAATACCTTAGGAACGTATCAAACAAAAACAATACCAAATGTAAATTATTGCTACTTTACAGAAATTCAAACATCATTAGCTGCTTGGGATTTAAAAGTCGGAGATGCTTTGACTTATTCATTTATTGTTACCGATATGCCCGCTGGGGTAACTGCATTCGCATCGGTATTTTTAAAAGTTAATAACGTAGACACTTACCCAAATTGCGGTGTGCTTAAAAACAATGGAGACGTAAATACTTTCACGTTCACAATACCCGCATTGACAACGCAAATAGCATTTTTTGTAGGATTTACTGCCTTGGTAAATGGGAATATACGATATAAATGTGTAAAAGTTGAAAGAGGTAGCAAGGCTACTGGGTGGACGCCCGCACCCGAAGATATTACGGCTGCTATTTCTGTAGCTCAGGCAGAAGCGGATGCGGCAAACGCCATTCTTGATGCTGTCATTGCCGATGGAACACTTTCAACGATTGAAAAAATAACAGAAAGGGCAAGATGGAATCAGATAGTCGCTGAAAAATCAACCATTAACACACAGGCTGGCTCTTTTAGCCTGACATCTGCAAATACTACATATAATAATGCTTTTGCTGCATTAGCAAATTATCTAAACGCCGGTAATACTTGGTCAAGTGGTTATCCAGCATGGTTGGCTGATACGACGCAAGACACAACAATAGTAGGAGCGGACTATAAAGCTGCGTGGGACACTTATTTTGCTGCCTACGGGGTTCTTTTAAATGCAATTTCAACGGCTGCAAAACAAGCGGGAACGGATGCATCAACGGCTTTAAACCAGATCCTTTCTGATTTGGGTAATAATAATAAATTAACCTCAATTGAAAAAATGGTAGTGAAGTTGCAATGGGATATGATTGCGACTGAATACCCAACACTTTCATCGCAAGGGGAGGATATTCTGGGAGTAGCGGATGAATATGAAGATAGTTATAGTTATTTACATGATTATTTATTCTTGTCTCCAAATGGAATATTGTTAAATATGTCAACCACTTCGAACATTACAAAATCTGTATTTGATTCTAATTTTAATTTATATTATCAACGAAAAGCCCAACTTATATCGGAAATGTCGGCTATGGCAAATTCAAGAGCTGCAGCTGCCCAAGTCACAGCAACGTCAGCAAATAATGCTGTCTTGGCGGTCATTGCAGATGGAACACTTTCAACGATTGAAAAAGCGAGTGAAACAGTACGGTGGAATGAAATTATATCAGAGAAAACAAACATAGATGCACAGGCAACATCCTTTTCAATAACAACCGCTAAAACAAATTATGATAATTCTTTTACTGCATTAGCAAATTATCTAAACGCCGGTAATACTTGGTCAAGTGGTCTGCCATCTTGGTTGGCTGACACAACCCACGACACAACAATAGTAAACACATCCCTTTATAAATCAAACTGGGCTACATATTACAGCACCAAAATACTTCTTTTAAATGCAATTTCAACGGCTGCAAAACAAGCGGGAACGGACGCCAGTGCTGCGCTGAATCAAATAATTACTGATTTAGGTACTGATGGACAATTATCTGTCATCGAAAAAGGAGTAGCTAAGGCTCAATGGGATTTAATCGCTGGGGATTATATCAACCTGACAAATAGCAGTGTAAATTTAGGAGTAAGCACGACAAACCTTGCATCTGCATACACCGCATTGTCCGCTTATCTGTTTTCAACCGGAGGTGGTATATTGGGAAATATGTTAATAACAAGTAATGCCGATTCTACTCCCGCATTTATAAAAGCCAATTTCGATGCTGCATTCAATTTATTTTACCAGCGAAAAGCCGAGTTATTAACAGCCATTTCACAGAAAGCGGTTGATAATTTGGTTATCGGGGGCTCGAACTTATTATACAATTCTGATTTTTCAAAAGGGTTGAATAATTGGAATGTCAATCTTGGTGGTAGTACTCCAGTTGAAACGATGGTAATTCCTCGAGGGTGGACAATTCCATTGGCTTATGCTCCTGTGGGTTCTGCCGGGTTGACACACTTAGTCAATGGATTAAGGTATAATCAGTCGACTCAAATTAATTTGCCGTTTAATGTCTGTTTTAATAATGTTCAGTATAGTTCTATTTTTGTAAACGATATAAGTTATATTACATTTGGTTCTGCTGTACAAACAGCCTCTTTCAGTGCTACAAGCCCGAATGTTCCGACGCTATTTATATCGGCGCATTCCCGAAATTACATAGTGAATTTGTATGCCGGCGTTCACCCTACAAAAAATAATATCTATGTTATCAGGTACGAGGGAAATGATTACAATGACACTCAAAAACCGCTGATTTGGGAAGCGTGGTTTTATAAAGAATCAGAAATAATTGATATTCATATTGTCGCTAATACAAATACTTCTACAAGCCCCGCGAGAGTTGATGGAATGTCTACTGGTAGTGCATGGATTTATTCGGGTGCTTTATTCTCAATAAATACCACGACAGGTTTACGGCTTAATCCCGTCTCATTGCCATCTAATATTTTAAATTGTATTTCTGTTTTAGCACAGCATGAATGGGATGGGTTGAGGTATCAGTGGGCCTTTGGTATTGGAGTTAAATATACCCTTAGTTTTTGGATAAAATCAAGCCACGCCATGAACGTTGGATGTGGAGATGAATCGTATGGGTATGTTGCCGTGTCATCCACCACAACATGGCAAAAAATTGTAAAGACGTTTACCTCGGGAAGCCCGTCGAGTAATAATCTAATTTTCTATGCAGCAGCTGGACAAACAGGAATGATTTATCTGGCGAACGTTCAACTTGAAATCGGGGATAAAGCAACCGATTACAAAAAGAACACCAATGAAATTGCTGTCGACGTAACACAATTCAATTTTCTTAAAGACGCATTATCGACAACTACTGACATTGACGGAGGCTTAATGGCTACGGCTTTGCTTCGCATGAAAGACCCGTCAAATAACTTCAACGGCGGATTGAGCGGGCTGAACGACAATGTTGGATTTTGGACGGGTGGAACTTATGCAGACGCTTTGTTGGATTCGACTAAAGCATTCAAAGCCATAATGTCCACAGGTAGACTTGATAAGAAAGATGGTTCGGGACATGGAGCCAAAGGGAATTTTGCGTGGGATATAGGTGGTAATTTATTTATAAAAGGAATTTTAGATGCTATAAGTGGGGGAAATATAGGAGCTTTTAATATCATCGGGAATAGTTTAACAACGGGGTCAATAGAATTTGGAGATACTCCGGTTGAAAGTTTGTCTTTATTATTATCACCTGTCAATGTTACAACTCCGGCAGTTATGGGTACAGGTGTAAATACACATGCGGCGTATATGGTTCTGACAATGCCATCCACCTTATCATTTAAGGTTACTACGACCTTATTAAGTTCAACCACAGGGATGGGCTTTAATATATATATCAGAAAATACACATCGGGCTATAATTACGGGGGAGATGCAATTGTATTCTCAAGCTATCTTTCTCTTGGAACAGGGGAAACGGGTACTTATTCTGTTAGTTTGCCTGCGGGAAATTATTATATCTCTGTGGAATTAGCGGGTTCGAACACGGATAATATTTCTGTTAGTATAAATAGCCCGACAGATACAGGTACTATAACAGCGGCAGGGTATGTTTCTCAAAGCAAAATAGGAAACAATGGATTTTATTCATTTTGGGGAGCAACTTCTTACTTCTATTTTAGTTCAACGTATGGTTTTGAAGTACGATTTGGAAATTATGGATTACGGGCAACATCTGCTGGGTTGCAAAAGATGACGACAGGGACATGGGGTACATTATAAATAATAATCAAAATGAGTATAACGTACTCATATTATTCATATATTTGCAAAGAAATAATTATTAAAACTGAATCAGCAACAGATAAGATATGAAAAAAATTAGAATAGGAAACGATTTCACATTACTCTGGGCAATCGAAAGGGATGGCGAGCCGGAAGACCTTGTTAGTGCTTCTGACAAAAAACTCACGATCCGAACTGTCTACGATTCAAAAGAACTCCAGGTGAATATTGTAGACACGAATAAATTATCTATTGACTTCACACCGGAGATCATAACCAGGATAGCAGATTATAACCTACTTTTTACCTACACATTGCCTGATATTGAACTTTCAGATCAAGACCGGAAGTGTTCCATTGACCTGGACTGTTTTACAATTGTCCCCAATTCAGCATTGGCGGACGCTGCGGCAGATTTTAGTGTTACTTCTGACATGGCAATCGGATTTCATGGAGATAACGCCTTTATCGTTTGGCAAAAAATAGCAGGAAATGAAGATAAAACAGAGGATGATTATTTTGATTTTCTTCAACTCCCCGCCACCGAAGTAGCCGAAGCGGTTACCATAGCCGAAGGGTTGAGAGTAATTGCAGAAGATGGGCGCGTAGAAGCCGAAGAATTACGAGTAACCGCCGAAGAAGGAAGAGTTTCAGTTTGGAATATCATTACAGGCTGGTATGATTCGGCTGTAAGTTGGTATAACGGCGCAGTTTCGGCAGTTTCACAGGCATTAGAGGATATTGCAACGGCTATCGGGCTATCTGAAACAGCCACAGGAAACGCACAGAACGCAGCCGATTTAGCAAATGAAAAAGCAGGATTAGCCGATGATGCCGCAAATGCAGCCAATCAGGCAGCCGAAGCGGTTGTTGACGGTCGGTCAGTTGAAATTCAGAACGGAAGCGGATATATTCAATGGCGATTAGTAGGCGATACGAACTGGACGAACATTATCAGCATAGCATCTATCACACCCGCTAATGCAAAAGAAGTTGAATTGCAGGTTGCAGGTGGATATATTCAATGGGAATTAACAGGTGGAAGTTGGACTAATTTGATTCAGGTAAGCACACTTGTAGGAGCAACAGGCAAAGGAATTACTTCAATCACCCGCACTTCGGGAAATGGTGCAGCGGGAACGACTGACACTTATACTATTACTTTTTCAGATAGTACAACTTCGACATTTACGGTAGTGAATGGTGCAAACGCTTATCAATCTTATGTCAATACAACATCCGACAGTCCGGTTCTGACAGAAACTGAATGGAGTAATCAACTTACAGGAGTTTTAACTATTTTAAATTCAATCTAAAATGGCAACACAGACTACCATAGCAGCAGCGTTGCAGGAGAAGATTAATTCAAAAGCAGCATTAAAAACGGCTTTTGAAAGACGAGGGCTGACCGTTGGAACTGCAAAATTAAGTGAATATGCAGGCATTTTAGATACACTACCTACATGGTCAAGACCCTCCGACTGGTTAAAAATTGACAGCCTTGTACTTTCATCTGACCATAAAATGGTAGGACTATATGCTGTTTATCCAGATGTTAACGATTACGGAATGACCAATACGGTAGCATTCGTTATCAAAGGAAATCACACTATCGACTGGGGTGATGGTTCAACTATAGAAAATGTGAATAGCAATGTACAGGCTCAACATACTTATACATACGCTTCATTGTCATCAAACACCTACTGCACACGAGGTTATAGACAGGCAATTATAACGATTACACCTCAAAGCGGACAGAACATAACTAATATTCAGTTGGGGAAAAAACATACTTCGGTTGTACAGGGCAGGATATTTTCACAATGGCTTGATATAACACTTTCAGGAGCAAACATAAGTACTTTCAGAATATCAGAAATAAGTTTTGCAAATTTGTTGGAAAATTTCAAAGCAGTACAATCAACAACGGCTTGCACGAGTTTACTTTCAACTTTTCAATATTGCTATTCGCTGCAAACATTAAATTTAAGTTCATTCAATACGGCTTTGGTTACAAATATGTCATATATGTTTACTGGTTGCACTTCGCTGCAAACATTAAATTTAAGTTCATTCAATACGGCTTTGGTTACAAATATGTCAAATATGTTTCAATATTGCTATTCGCTGCAAACATTAAATTTAAGTTCATTCAATACGGCTTTGGTTACAAATATGTCATATATGTTTAATAGTTGCACTTCGCTGCAAACATTAAATTTAAGTTCATTCAATACGGCTTTGGTTACAAATATGTCATATATGTTTTATAGTTGCTATTCGCTGCAAACATTAAATTTAAGTTCATTCAATACGGCTTTGGTTACAAATATGTCAAATATGTTTCAATATTGCGCTTCGCTGCAAACATTAAATTTAAGTCAAACAACATTTAATTCTGTTACCCCAGTCGGTAATTTCGCAGGTTTTTTAGGTTCGAATGGTTCTTTAACTTTAGTAAGAATACCACATGTTTTGTGGAGTTTTACTGTTTCATATAATCCAATTTCGGATACAAATCTAAACCTGCTGTTTGGCGATTTAGACACAACCACAGGACAGACAATAACAATAACGGGATGCACGGGAGCTGCAACCTGCAATAAAACACTAGCAACCAATAAGGGATGGACAGTAGTAGGTTAATATTATGGAAATAACAGCAGGATTTTATAAATTAGACAACGGAACATTATTATATGCCCCGAATTACGTGCTAAACAAAGATTACGAATTGCATATTGAGTATAAAAATAATTATACCTATCCTTTTTTTGATTGGTATTTTTTTGAAAGAGAAGATGATGCATTAATTTATTTTGGAATTGATAAACAAATACTATAATGGTTAATGCTTATTGAGGTTTGTTGGTCTTTTCGGGTAGTTATTGCGGGCGGTAATCTGAACAACAGCGGTAATGCGGATACGAATTACGTTTCGCACCTAAGCTATTTTTTTTAGACTAACAACCTTGCCGCTTGGCTTGGATTACCGGCAATTTCATATTTTACGTTGGTAACACTCTATCCGCTGAAAATAATTGGACAAAAACACAAACATTTAATGGCGTTGATTTTGGGAATGGCACAAACATAAATAAAACAGATGGGCAATTAAATTTTTTTTTAACTATTAATTGAAACGAAAATGATTCCAACAATCTATACAGTCATTGCAGCTTTTGTCACTGCCATAGCCGTTGTTTTATCGGCAATAATTTCATCCCGATATACTTCCAATAAAGTCAAAAACGGCTTTATGGTTGAAATGCAGGGAGTCTATCAAAAAATTATTACCGATCTTCAAGCGACGAATGAACGATTGATTGAAGAGCGGGAAGATAACCGCAAAGAACTGAATTTGATAAAAGATAAAGTTCAAACGGTTATGGTCGAAATGGCAATACTTAAGAGTAGACAATGTATTAATATAAATTGCCCGACAAGGGTTTATCCGTAAAAATATGAAAGAGAAATTATCGTTTTTGGAAAAAGTAAAAAAAGCGTTTGAATCGGTAAGGCATTCTATCAGAAAGTACCCTGAATTACTGTCAATTCCTGTCGTATTGATTTTGTGGGTGCTGTTTGGCTGGGTTCTCTGGATGTATTCTCCGGAATCGGCTCCCTTCGATTCCGCCATCTTCCAGATACCGATTTACACGGCGTTTTTGTTGATTTTTGCGTTGGCTTTTACCTGGTTTATATTGCACAAACGGTTTGGAACTATAACCAAATACCTGAAAAGTAAAGATGAAAGTAAGGACAAAATCACATTCAAAGAAGACTTTAAAAATTTACAACCATGGCAACGAATCGTTATTTCGGTAGGTGTGCAATTCTTATTATTATTTGCTTTTGCATCCTTAGCCCACGTGCTTATTGCGGGGAGAGTTTAAGTCCGGAGCAACTGAAAGTTCAAAAGATCTATCTTTCGCTGATAGGAATCAAAGAACTTACCGGCCATAATGACGGACCGGAAGTAGAAATGATTTTGCATAGTTGTGGATTAAAAAAAGGTGATGCCTGGTGTGCGGCTTATGTTTGTTATTGTTTTAAAACAGCAGGAGTGAAAGCACCGATAAGTGGTTATTCGCCTAACTGGTTTCAGTCAAAGTATGTGATATGGACTAAAGGTGGAATGAATAACAAAACGCCTCGGGCTTGCGATGTCGGAGGTATTTATTTCCCTAAAATGGGACGAATTGCACATACGGTTTTTGTCCATAAATGGGAGCCTGGTACAGGATTTATGATCTCAGCAGAAGGCAACGCCAACAACAGATTAAGCAGGGAAGGGAACTGTTGCTGCATGAATAGAAGATTGAAAACTAATTTCAGTAAAATAAGCAGATATATATGACAAAGTGTACTCGCTGCCAAACTTTCACAAAAAATCCTGAACACAAGGATTTCTCAACTTTTTGCGACGAATGCCATTTGAGGGATATTAACTGGAAAAATAAAGAATTATGATACAAGCAAAATTATTAGAATTTCTAAAAAAATACTGGCTCTATATTGTAATAGGGCTGGCAGCGTTGATAATCGGCTTCTTTTTAGGACGTGGAAACACGAAAACAATCACCAAAACTGTCTATATCAAGGGCAAAGAAATACACGATTCAGTTCCGAAGCCGTATCCAGTGACCGTCTATATTCCATCCGATCCAATTCTGCCAACAAAACCTGAAACAATACGTATTGCAGGAAAACCTGAATATCACGTATTAAAAGTAGATACCGCTAAAATTATAGCAAATTATATCGTTAAACGCTCGTATAAAATCAATGCTTTTGATAATAAAAATGGAAAATTGGTTATTAAACCGGTAGTTCAGTACAATGAGTTACAGTCGATCCCGTATGATTTTACACCAATGACGCAAATAACAACGGTTACAAAAGAACGGCTTATAACACCGTTTGTCGGTGCGAGCTGGAACAGTTTTGGATTTGTTGGAGCCGGTGGTGGAGTTTACTATAAAAATATAGGACTTGGAGCGAAATATATTACGGATTTCACAAAAACGGGTTTCGAGATAAACGGATATGTGAAGTTTTAGACCTGTCCTTTTTTCTCAATAAAATAAAAGCAAAATTTGCAATCTCAAAACAATAGTTTTCTATTATTAATTTCAAAATTTTTATCAACATGAAAAAGTTTTTTTTAATTTGTGTGGCTCTGATCGCATTCTTAGCCACAAATGCTTCAGGTGGAAATCAGTATCAAACTGATCAGTTACGAACGTGTTACGTCACGCAGGCTTCACCCCAAATCATGCCGGTTTATAACTTCGTTGCTCCAGAAATCACTCCGGTGATTAGTTATGCAGCCACTCCGGCACAAACAACTTATTTTTATAGTTCAATTTCAGAAACGGATGGGTGGAGGGCTCCGGTATGGATTCCAAGCCTGTTAGCCGTTTCGAATAATAAATCTAACGTTATCTCTAAAAATATTATTCAAATTCCGATACTTACACTTAATAGTAAAGGGACAAACAGAATGCCGGATAATTATAACGTAAATTATAGCTACGGATTACGGAATTAAGTTTGAGTTAAATAAAAAATCGTTTTGTTATTTTCATACCGTCCACAGTTCGAGAGAATAGGGACGGTATTTTTTTCAAAATCAAGGGACTGAACGAGGTAAAAGTCCCAATACAGTCCCCTGATACATTGAAACCCGCATTAAATCGGATTATCTGTGCGGCTGAAGGGATCAACTCCTGCCCTTTAGATTGGAAGCCAGATTCCAAATTGTTTTTCCTTTCAAAATAATCAATAGTTTTGTTTATAGCATTTGCAATATCGGTAAGCGTTCCCAAAGAAATATCTTTCACTTTCAATTTACTACTAAATGCTTGAGGGCTGATATTCAGCGTTTCCGCAATAGATTTTAGTTTGAATCCATTATCTAAAAGAATTCTACTCACTTCATCACCAGACATAAATAAAGGGTTTTTAGTTAATAATCATTAAAATCAAAAATAAAATAAAGGTTTTTGCATTTTATATAAAGGAAAGTATTTATATTTGCAATGTATTTAGAAAGCATTATTAAAAAATTAAGACAATGCAAAGTAAACAGCAAAGATAATACAAAACAATAATTAAAAGTAATCATTTTTAAAAATCTTATAAAACATGCATTATGAAATCAATTAATCACAATAGAACACGAATTATTATCAAGAATCTGTACTGCTTTTATCAGGGACTTAAACAACCTGTTGATAATTCGGAAGAAATGGACAACGATTGGATGGATTCAATTAACGGAGCTAATTACTTATTAAAATTAGGATATTAATCATGAATACAATTTTAACAAACACAGACAGGATAGTAGAAGATTTTTTTGAAACGATAGCAGATATAGTAAGACCAATTGAAAAGATTAGAACCGTATCTGACCAGCTTTGCAAGTTACAACTTGAAATCGGAACCTGCGAACAACGCCTTCAACAATTGAAAGCAGCCGAAGAAAATAAAAATTGGCTTTTCTACAGCTTAAAAGAAAAAGCAAAATGGTATCAGGACTTAGGAAAAAAAGTTGATAAAGAAATAGCCATCATTGCTCAAAACGAAAAAAAATTAAACGAACTAATAAAATAAACTTATGGACTTTTTAGAACAAAAAAATCAAATCATCGCACAGATGATGCGTGGCGACAAAAAAGCCATCGCCAAACGTGCCGGAGTATCGGTAGTAACAGTATGGAGCGCACTAAACAAGCCATCGCTCAACGAAATGACAGAAGCTGAAAAAAAGGCTTGGGTTGCTGCAGTTGAATTTATCAACCAGAGATTGAACTGTAACGAAAAAATTGAAAAACAGACCTCAAAAGTTGCTGAGAGATTATAGTATGAACACTGAAACAGAAGGAGAACAGGAAGTAATGAAACTTACTGCATGGGGCGGGGCTTCAATTCCTACGCCCAAACCCGAATTAAAGGATACGTTCAATCGGTATTCCGTTTGCATATCAAAAACTACTAACACGAGATGAGTTAGGTGAAATTGACACCATTGCAGAAAACTTCAATGAAATATACGAATCATTATGAAAGCAAAGGATTTTTATTGGTCGTTTTTCGGTAGTAAACTATTGGAAAAAATAGGGATAGCCATTGTTGTTATCGGATTTATTTACTGGATAGTAGAAGCCGCAATTTCAATAATTCAAAAATGGTAGACAATGGAAAAGCAACCCGAACTTTTTAAGAAAGAGAAGATTCGCTTAAGAAACGGACAATATGCCAGCTTAAAACAAAAGGCAATTGACGACAAAATTTTCCGTGCAAAACTCACGGAACTTCAGAACAGAAAACTCGAAAGAGAAAACAGGAATCAAAAAAATTATATTGAAATCTTAGAAAACAAATTACAAAAATTACAAAATGGAAGAAGTAAAAATCAGATCTTTGAAGTTACGTAACTTCAAAGGAACCCGCAACCTGACCGTTCCATTTAATCCGGACGGTCAAACATCAATATCCGGAGACAATGAGACAGGGAAAACTACCATCTTCGACGCTTTCACATGGCTCCTATTTGGGAAAGACAGCCTGGGAAAGACAGCCTTTGAGATTAAAACCCTCACGCCGGACAACCAACCGATCCCACAATTAGACCACGAGGTCGAAGGCAAACTACTGGTCGATGGTCGATTAATTAAACTCCGCAAAGTTTATCGTGAAATATGGGGAAAAACCAGAGGCGAAGCTGAAGTGAAACTCATGCGCGACGAAACGGTTTGCTATTGGGATGGCCTCGAAATCCTGGTCGGAGAATACAATCGACGCATCAGCGACATAATCAGCGAGGATTTATTCAGACTTATCACTGATACCGCTTATTTTAATCGACTCGGAATGAGCGGAAAACGCGAAGTTTTGATATGCATGGCCGGAACCATAGACATGGACTCCATACTGGAAACCAGACCAGACCTCGCAGAAATAATCAATCTGGTCAACGGTAATGATATCACTGACGAAAAAGCGAAGGCTGCAGCAGAAAAAAAGAGACTCCAGGATGAATGCAAGTTGATCCCAAGCCGGATCGATACCGCTTACACTCTTATGCCGGAGAAAAAAGACTGGGACTCAATCAAAGACCGGATCCTCGAAGGCGAAAACAACATCAAAGCCATCGACGCAAAAATCCAGGACGTTACATCCGCCGGAACCGAACTCAACGAAAAAGCAGGAAAAATACTGAATGAAATCGGATCCCTGCAGCGCGAGTTTTCAACAAAGCAAAATCAATTCAGATTGGAAGTTGAGCAATACAACAATGGACTCGAACTCGAAGTCGGAAATTTACAGAACCTGATCTCCCGAAAATTCAATCTCATAGAAAATACGAAACATGAGATCGAAAGTAAACAGGAAATCATCGACAATCTGAACAAACGAAATGCCGAACTCCGCGAAGACTGGAACCGGATAAACGAAACCACAATCCAGATCGATCCGAACCAATTATGCTGCCCGACATGCGGACGTGAATATGAAGCCGACCAAATGACCGGAATCGAGGCCGAACTAACGGAAAAGTTCAACAAACGCAAAATTTCAGATCTTAACGGAATCAGCACCCAGGGAACCGGAAACAAAAACAGGATTGATAAACTGATTGCCGAAATCGAAGGTTTAAATCAGTTAATCGAAAAAATAACTATCGATCACGACAAACTGGTGACTGAATTAATCGCAAACCAAAAAACCCCACGGAAAAACTTTGAAGAAATGACCATACCGGAATTGTTCGACATTGAAAACGGAATATTCATTTTAAAACAGGAACTGGAAGACCTAAAAGCAAGCCAGAGCCAGCCGGACACTTCCGAAATGAAAAACGAAAAGCAACTCATCCAACTTGAGATAAATGCTCTCAACCGTGAACTTGGAGCCATCGCACAAATCGAACTGACCGAAAAAGAGATAGCGAACCTGACTGAACGCCAACGCGAACTATCCCAGCGCATCGCTGAAATAGAACAGTTCGAATTTCAGATCGCCGAACTTGGGAAAACTAAACTCCAGGAAACAGAACGACTGGTGAACGAAAAATTCAACTACGTTCAATTCCGGCTTTTCAAATTCCTGAAAAACGGTGGAGAGGAACCAGTCTGTGATGCCATGGTGAACGGCGTACCATTTGACAGCCTGAACAGCGCCGCCAGGATTAACTGCGGAATGGATATCATCAACGCACTCTGTGAATACCATCAGGTACACGCTCCGGTGTTCATCGATAACCGCGAAACTATAAACGATCTTCTACCTAGCGAAAGCCAGATTATTAACTTGGTCGTAACCAAAGATAAACAATTGATTATTAACTAACAATAACGAAAATAAGTGAGTACTAAGTACTCACTTTACCAAATTATTGATTACATTTGTCGTACAAAAATGAGAAAATCAAAATACATGCGCATACACATCGACTCTGTTATATGCGGAAATGGAACACCAATTAGAGCAAAAAAAGTAGGACGAAATGAACCATGCCCATGTGGAAGTGGTAAAAAATCCAAAAATTGCTGTGGAACAGAAACTAAATATTTTGTAAAGAAAAAACAAGTTGAAACTCCTGGGACACAACACACAACTGAGGAATAAATTTGATAATAATTAAACCGCCGAAAGGCATAAAAAACAACAAAATGGAACCAAACGAACAACAAGGTATTTTCGGAACACCAACTATCGACACCGGAGTGAAACCAGAAACTCCTCCAATCCTAGAGAAAAAAGAACCGACACCGGAGCCAAAAAAAGTAGCTACAGCAACAACTCCAGCAACGCAAACAGCAGCTCAAATAGCCGCTTTAAAATCCCGCGAACTACAGGATGCAACAACCAACGCCGTACTCTCACACCTCATGGATTTACAGAGTGATGGAAAACTTCAACTTCCGGATAATTACAGCGCCGGAACGCAACTGAAACTGGCATGGCTTAAACTCCAGGAAATTGAAAACAAAAACGGACAACGCGCGGTCGATTTCTGCACCAAAGAATCAATCGTTAATGCACTTCTGGAAATGACCGTCCAAGGATTGAGCGTAGCCAAAAAGCAAGGCGATTTTATCATGTACGGAAACAAGCTGCAGTTTCAACTCGAATACCATGGAGTTGTGGCTTTGGCTCGGAGACTTGGCGGCGTTGTTGGCGTACCAACAGCAAATGTTATCTATGACGATGACGAATTCCAATACGAAATCGACGTAACAACTGGAAAGAAACGAATTGTAAAACACATTCAGGATTTCATGAACATCGATTCGAACAAAATCAAAGGTGCTTATGCCACGCTTCAGCTGGCCGACGGCTCCACATACGTCGAAATCATGAACATCGGACAGATCCGCCAGGCATGGATGCAAGGGGCAACCAAAGGACAAAGCCCTGCTCACAAAAACTTTCCAGACCAAATGTGCATGAAGACCGTCATAAGCCGAGCCTGCAAACTTTTTGTATCAACCAGCGACGACTCCGGCCTTTACATGGGTACCAGCGACGGCGAAGATGCCAGCGAAAAAATCACTCAAACTCCTACAACACAGCCGGAGAAAAAAGAGAAACGCGAAGTTATCGACATCCCATCGGAAGTTGCAGACGATAAACCGAAAGCACCAAAAGCAACGCCAAACTTTTAAAGAAAATGGGACAACGGATTGAAGTTAAACCAGGGGATAAATACGGACGACTAACCATCGTCCGTGAATCCGAAAGAATCGCAAAAAAAAGGTATTTTATTTGCAAATGCGACTGTGGAAAAGAAATAAATACCCGATTTGTAAATTTACGAGACGGACACACCAAAAGTTGTGGATGTTTAAGAAACGAACAGAATCAAACCGTCGCAATAACACATGGAGAAAATAAAACCAGGCTTTATTCAATCTGGCACAGCATGAAACAACGTTGTTTAAATCCAAACTCACATGCAACTTAAAATATTAGGATCATCGAGCGCTGGAAACTGTTACATTTTAGAGAATGAAAAATCGACATTAATCATTGAGTGCGGTCTTCCATTATTCGAAGTGAAAAAAGCTGTTGATTTTAAATTAAACAAAATCAACGGATGTCTGGTCACTCACGAACATTCTGATCATTCCAAATACGCGAAGGAATACGCTGCCGCCGGAATTCCGGTCATGGCATCCGAAGGAACCCTGGACGCACTGAAACTGACCAGCCACGCGGCAAAACGCATGAGACAAAACCAGATCTGCGACGCCGGAGACTTCCAAATTATGGGTTTCAAAGTGAAGCATGACGCCGCGGAACCAATGGGCTTTTTGATTAAACATCCAGAGGCCGGAAAAATCCTATTCGCAACGGATACCTCGGAATTGGAGTACGACTTCAATGGACTGACGCAAATCATGATCGAAGCGAACTACAGCGAGGCAATCACATACCAACTCGTTATGAACGGACACCTCAACGCGAGACATCAAGCCCGCGTAGAGCAATCACATATGAGCCTGGAGACGGTAGGAAAATTCCTAAAACGAACCGATCTGACCAGCATCAATAACATCGTCCTGCTACACTTAAGCAACGGAAATAGCAACGCGCGAGAATTCAAAGAATTAATACAGCAGCAAACCGCCAAAACGGTGACCATAGCGGACAAAGGAATAAACATTAATTTTTCAAAAACACCATTTTAACACTCAATCCTGAAATGGATATTCAGCGGTTGACAAAACATGTTGAGGATTTGATCGGACTTATTGAACTCAACAGAGAATTAATTACAGATAAGAAAATTTTCAATCAATACTAAAACAGCAAATTATGAATTTTGAAGAATTTAAAGAGGAAATCCTCAAAAGAGCAAAGAAAGCTAATGCCTGTACTTCACAGTATAAAAGAGCTGCAGAAACAACTACTATCGATGAATTAATCGAAGTACTCAAAGACAATATCAATTTTGCTAAAGACAATGACATTCTAACTATTGAATTGAGCAAACAGTACGAACGTCCTGAATTATTCGGTATTGGAAAAGGAAATACAGGATTTTTCAACAGCGGATACCGTAACAGCGGAGACCGTAACAGCGGAGACCTTAACAGCGGATACCGTAACAGCGGAGAACGTAACAGCGGATACCGTAACAGCGGAGAACGTAACAGCGGAGAACGTAACAGCGGAGACCTTAACAGCGGATACCGTAACAGCGGAGACCGTAACAGCGGATACCGTAACAGCGGAGACCGTAACAGCGGAGACCTTAACAGCGGAGACCGTAACAGCGGAGACCGTAACAGCGGATACCGTAACAGCGGAGACCGTAACAGCGGAGACCGTAACAGCGGAGACCGTAACAGCGGAGACCTTAACAGCGGCTACCGAAACAGTGGAGTTTTCTGTACCAGAAAACGCGAAGATACAGTTCCATTCTTCAACAAAGAATCTGAAATGACATGGGATGAATGGTACAGTAACAAAGCCTATTATATTACAAGAGATTTAAAAATAACTGAGTGGATTGATTGGGATTCAATGACAGATTATGAAAAGAAAGAATATTCAAAAGCTTTTGTAACTGGTGGACGTGTGAAAGTTTACAAATACAAACAAGCATGGACCAACCTTTGGGAAACTCTTTCAGACGGAGATAAAGAAATTGTAAAGTCGCTTCCAAATTTCGATACTGAAGTATTCCTTGAGATAACAGGAATAAGACTTTAAAATGGTTCGGGGTATTAGCTCAGCTGGATAGAGCAATAAGCGCCGGAGTGTTATCCCGGTTTGCTGAAAATACGTGGGTTCGATTCCCGTATACTCCACAAAAAAATAAAAATTCATTTATGACCTACAAAATTAAAGAGATAGAAAAGACCTGTTTAAACATGGGACTTTCAAAGCATTAATCAAACAAAAACAACGTGATAAATGGAAATCAAAAGAGATTTGTTTTACGGAAAACTTTCATACACGAGCAGAACCCTCTTTTTATGATTACTGATAACGTTTCGGCTACCCGCTGTGGCGATTTGCGGGGCACAAATTTTCAAAACTTAGTATAAACTCAAAGCGGGAGCAACCACTCCAAAACCGCACAATGTCGCCATTGCGGGTGAGGCGTGTGTTACCTGCTGGGCTTTCTTTCTTAATCAACTAATTTTAAACAAAAGACAAAAATGAACAGAGAAATTATTTTTAGAGCGCAACGACTTGGAACGAAAGAATGGTTGCAAGGAGATTTGATTAAAATGTCAAAAATTGACCCATTTACCTATATAGCCATAGGAATTGGGTATAAAATTGACAACCCAGAACTTGGTAAATCAATTAAAGTTCTTCCTGGTACAGTTGGACAATTTACAGGGCTAACCGACAAAAATGGAACTAAAATTTTTGAAGGTGATATAATTAAAGTTGATATTTTTACAAAACCGTATTTTATTTCATTTGGAAAATCTGAAAAATGGGGAGCTTGTTTTTGTGTTCAAAGTAAAAATTCAATTATATTTTTTACGAAAAACTGGGCTGAAACTTCTGAGATAATTGGGAATATCCACGACAACCCCGAACTGCTCATTTTTTAGCCTTGCAGGTAACGACCGAGGCTATGATTTTGCCTCTTTGTTTCAAATAGACGTTGTGGCAAAAACATAGGCTAGTGTTATGTACTGTTTTTTCTTTCTTTTCTTAATGAAAGTTAAACTTTCTTAATTGGTTGAAAATACTTTGTTTTTTGTTTGCAGAAACCAAAATAACACCGTATCTTTGTATCAACAAAAACAAATAATACAAACAATTTAAAACTTACAATCATGAACACAACTACAGTATTATCAGAACTTACAACTGGAACTAAATTTTTCATGACAAACAATCCAGAAAAAGGAAATTATGTATTTGACCGTATTTACAAAGGATTTTGCGAATTTAAAGGAGAAAACGGTTCAATTTGCAAAACACCAGAACGCACAGGCTTGATCGTTAAAGTAACAATTTTGTAATGAAAAAAGAAAATCGGGGAGGCGTAAGAACCTCCCTAACTAAAAAAATAGGCAGACCAACAAAAGAGCCTACAAGGGTTTTAAATTTTCGTGTTCCTATCAAAGAATACGACCGTTTAAAACCTCTTGTCGGTGAATACTTGGCATCTTTGTTAAATGGGGCATAACGTTGGTGGTATGAAATCGAAGCGGAATGCGAGCTACACCATTTTCCCGATGCAGGGAAATTGGTACGGGATACAAAGCTTCGATAACCACCTAAACCGCTTTGTTTTATACCACGTGTTAGCAAATCGGCTTTTATTGTAAACAATTTAATACAAATAATTATGAATCATTTACTTTCAATTAGAACAAACATTCTTTACTCAAAGGAAAAAAGTAAAGACGGTGAAGAAACTTACAAGAGGTTTCACGAACTTATATTTTTAGTTGATAAACCTCAATACTTATCAACTAATGAAGGTGATATTGTCAGGCAGCGAACAATTGAAGAACTTCGATTTAATGTTTCGGATGATGCCTTTGATTTAATGATTAAACACCTTTTAAAATTAAAAGACATTGACGAATCGGAGATGGTTTAAGCTGTTTGCTAACATCATCCTATACGCACTTCAAAATTTTGCACCTATGAATTACAACGAGTTAAGAGATAAATTATTTGAAAATTACGAAAGTGGAGCAATCACCGACGAACTTGCAATAAAATATTTTTGTGGCATCTGTTGGAATAAAATCAAAAAAATATGAAAGATAACAAGCTAAACAGTTATGATCTGAGTCGTCAATTTTTCGACTGGTGTTTTGAAAATCCAGAGAAAGTAACCCCGAATCACATCGCGCTTTATTTTTTTTCAATTGAGCATTGTAACCGACTCGGATGGAAGGAAAAATTCGGATTCCCAATGGAGATGGCAAAGGACGCGATCGGAATTAAAAACTACCGGACATATTCAAAAGCATTCAATGATTTAATCGAATGGGGATTCATTAAACTGGTTCAAAAATCGAAAAATCAATATTCGGCGAACATTATTGCTATTGTAAAAAATACAAAAGCAAATACAAAAGCATTCGACAAAGCACTGCAAAAGCACAGTCAAAAGCACAGTCAAAAGCACAGTCAAAAGCAAGTCCACGGCATTGTAGGTATAAATAAACAATATAACAATACAATAAACAAGGAACAAGAGCAGAAAAAAAACACTCCCGAAATTCCTAAAGTTTTTTTATTAGAAATTTCAGAGATTGAAGACTTCCTTCTTAGCGAACAAATATGGATGGAACAAACCGTCTGCATGCGGCAGAAATTGAAACCAGATCAAGCCAAAATATCAATCCACCAATTTGTCGAAACACTTAAAGACCGTGCTGAAGAAACAAAAACCACCACCGACGCAAAGCAACATTTTATCAACTGGCTAAAAAAACAAAAAATACAAGATGGAACAAATAAAAAACCAGGTGCTTCGTTTGCGGAACGAAATGATCCAAACTCCAGTCAGTTCTGCGGATTACGAACCAAACGCGAAATCAAAAGCGCTATTTAAAAAAACAGTATTTGAAGTATGTCCTCAATTCAGAACAACAACCGAAAATACCGGAATCATTAATGAGATATATTTTTATGCTCACGGACGAGGTAAACTCGATCCAAAAAAGGGGATTTTATTGTGGGGAGAAATAGGAGCCGGAAAATCAACGCTAATGAAAATACTTGCAGAATATCAAAGGAAAATCGACAGCGAAAAAGGATTTAAATGTGTGAATTGCGGACATTTAGCAGCTCAATACTCCACCTTTGGAGCCGAAGCACTAAATGAAAGCACATGGAACGAATCTTATAAAGGAGTCGATCCGATAGAAAGAGGTTTTGATGAGTTGGGACGAGAACCAACGCCAGCCAAATATTATGGAAGCGAACTGAACGTAATGCAATATGTCCTTCAAATCCGTTACGATCTGAAAGTGAAAACACATTGTACAACCAATCTAACTCCCGAAACAATCGGTGAAAAATACGGAATCCATATAATGGATAGAGCCGTAGAAATGTTCAATTTTATCAAATTAGAAGGAGAGAGCTTAAGAAAATGAATGAATTAAATATAATAACCAGAAAAAGAAGAAGATAATATGAAACAATTTAAAGGAAAAGCGATTTACAATGGGAAAACTTATTGATATAACAGGAAAACGATTTGGACGGAATGAGAACCGGCATAACATTGTCAATAAGTCTACACATGGACTTTCTAAACTTCCTATTCAAAAATAGTAAACAACAAAACTTGGCAAAATGAGTAATTACGCAATATATCAACCAAAAAATAAAGCCGCTGAATATGCCGAATGGGCTTGTAATTTTTATGTTGGCTGTAGTAACAATTGTTCTTATTGTTACCTTAAAAAAGGTATCGGTGCAAAGGTTTTAGGAGGAAATGTACCAACACTTAAGAAGTGTTTCAAAGATGAATCACATGCTTTAGAGGTATTTGAAAAGGAATTGAAAGCAAATTTACCTGAATTACAAAAACATGGTTTATTCTTTAGTTTTACAACTGATCCGTGTTTGCGTAAAACATTTGATTTGACAATGCAAGCAATGAGTATTTGTTTAAAGAATAACGTTCCAGTTACAATACTAACCAAAGTGTCGGTATGGGTTGATTTTTTTCTGATTAATATTAGTTTTTCTAACAATAGTTTTTTTGTTCCTAATTGGGAAAGTTTGATATTATTTATGTTTACCCTCACAGGCCGGGATGATTTAGAACCTAACGCCTCAACCAATCAGGAGCGAATCGAAGCAATGAAGAAACTGCATGCTGCAGGCTTTAAGACAGGTGCAAGTATCGAACCTATTGTTGAATTAGTTAATAGTTTTCAAATGATTTGTGAGACCAATTGCATTTGTGACATATATAAAATAGGGATTGAATCAGGGAAAAAGTATGAGAAATCAGAATTGAGAAAATTTGTCTATAATGTAATTAGACAAAATGAGTTTTCGGGATCAAAAATTTATTATAAGGATTCTCTTTTAAAACAAGTCGGAATAACTCGTGAAGATTTACCTGAAAATTGCGTCACCCGGGATTATAATTTATTCAAATAAATCAATATAAAAATCACACCCAATGGGAACATTTAATCAAAAGGAACCAAAAGAGAAACGGAAAGTCGACACCGACGAAAATGGAGATGTCGTCGACAAACTCGAAAAATTCCGTAAAAGAGATCGCCAAAAAATAGGCGTAAAGATCGACGACAAAACCTACATCCTGATAAGAAAGGAAAAATTCACAAAAGACTATGCCGACGATTATCGGCTGAGACTTATCAAATCACGTGAAAGCATGAATATATGAAAATCTATATCAGCGGGAAAATCTCCGGAATACCACTCCACAAAGCCAGCGCGAAATTTTGGCTCGCAGCAAAACAGGCTGAAACCCTATATCTTGCCGAACCAACCGTCCATGTGATAAACCCAATCAACATCAAACCGCTGCTGGGGATCAAAAAATACTGGTGCTACATGGCCGCCGACCTATGGAAACTCATCTGGTGCGACGCTGCCTATTTCATGGCAAGCTGGAAACAAAGTCGCGGAGCCAGGATAGAACGCAAAATCTGCGAGTTTTTGAAAATACCAATCCATGACGAATTCGACACAGGAGAATACTCAGATTTTATTCAGGAAATGGAAATCTTCAATACATGGTTGAAATTAAAATCACATTTAGGATTAACAAATACCTAAACAAGCCTCATATTCGTACGATAATGAAACCAGACATACAAACACCCACAACAGGGTACGATCTGCTCAAGCTGAAAGAGCAGCAAAGCCACAAGCACAAAATATACATCGGAATCGATACCGGAGTACACACCGGAGTAGCGTTCTGGGAAACCAGCACAAAAAGCCTGACAAAAGTCAGTACAATGAAAATCCATGAGGCCATGAAACTGGTTGAAGATTGTATTTATAGATATGGAGCTGAAAACGTAATGGTTCGCTTTGAGGATGCCCGACTTCGTAAATGGTTCGGAAATGCCGGACGAGAACAACTACAGGGAGCCGGATCAATAAAAAGAGATTGCACAATCTGGAATGACTTCCTGTCCGATTTAAAGATTGAATTCAAAGCGGTTGCACCGAAAAATAATACCACCAAAATGAGCGCCGAACAATTCAAACGAATCACCAAATGGGAAGGACGGACAAACGAACATTCGAGAGATGCAACATTTTTAGTATTTGGAATTTAAAAAATAAATTATGATTGAATTAAACAAAATATATCAAGAGCCGAATTTACAAACACTTTCCAAAATGGAAAACGATAGCATTGATTGTGTGATTACCTCACCGCCGTACTGGCAACTAATAATATTTTAATTATATTTGCCTATATGGATATTATTTGATACCTTTACGAAATGAAAGAAGATGGAAGATTTAAAAAGGGACAAACATACCGAACTCCTAAGTTGCATTGGGATAAAGAGTGGCTTAATCAAAAATATACGATAGAAGGGCTAAGCACCACCGAAATAGCTAATATAACAAACTGCAACCATCGTGTTATATCTTTTTGGATGAAAAAACACGGTATTAAAGGGCGTTCTGTTTCAGAAGCAAGAAAGATAAAAAAATGGGGACAATACGGAATAGAAAACCCAATGTTTGGGAAAACAGGAGATCTAAATGGAAATTGGAAAGGTGGAATCACTCCTGAAAGACAACTGTTTTATATAAGTGAAGAATGGAAAAAAGCAGTAAAAGAAACTTTTATTAGAGATAATTTTATTTGTGTGAAGTGTGGTCAAACGCATAAAGACAAATATCATCCATTGCATATACACCACGTTGTTTCATTTAAAACGTCAGAACTAAGAACAGATATAAATAACCTTGTTATTCTTTGTAAGGATTGCCACAACTGGGTTCACAGCAAGAAAAACACAAATAAACAATACATTAAAACTTATGAACAATTTAAAATTGAGAAGTAGGGAGGAAATGGAAAACCGCATCTTTCAAGAGCCAAATCTTGAAACCTTACGGAGAATGCCTGACGGTGTTCTTGATTGCGTTATTACCTCTCCTCCCTACTGGTAGAGTCAACTTCGAGATTACGGTTATGAAGGACAATGGGGATTAGAACCAACATTTCAACTTTACTTAGAACATTTATGGTCAATGATGGATGAAATTTACAGAGTATTAAAACAGGCGGGTACTTGTTGGGTTAATTTAGGGGACACATATTCTAAAGAAGGGATGTCGGGAGGGAATCCGTCTAAATTTCCAGAAAAACTTTCAATTAAAAGACCTAAAAATGAAATAAAAAACAAATCCCTTATATTGCTTCCGCATCGTTTCGCAATTGGATGTATTGACAGGGGATGGATTGTTAGAAATGATTGTATTTGGGCAAAACGTAATGGAATGCCAGAAAGTGTTTCCGACAGATTTAGTAAGAAACATGAGTACTTCTTTTTTATGGTTAAATCGCAAAATTATTATTTTGATTTGGATGCAATAAGAGATAAGCACCAAACGAGCTGCAGCAGAACTACAAGAAAAATGAATGAAATACAAAAACATGGTTCTACATCTACATTTAATGGTGGAAATGATTATAACGAAAACGGTAAAAACCCCGGCGCCGTTTCCGATTTTTGGGATATACCAACAAAACCAAGTTCATCAAAGCATTATGCAAGCTATAATGATTCACTTTTATTAAAACCAGTTTTGGCTGGCTGCCCTGAAGGTGGTATTATTTATGATCCATTTATGGGAACAGGAAGTACCGCAGAAGTGGCATTAAGAAGTAACAGAAAGTTTATCGGAAGTGAAATGAGTAAGGATTATTGTGAGATAGCAAATAAACGATTAGAACCTTTCAAAATGCAAACATCTCTATTCTAAAAGATGGATTTTAAACATTATTTCCAAAAGTGAGTACATAATACACATATTATCATTATTTTTGCAACGTCAATTAACCCCGAAATGGAAAAAAGAGAAAACACACCGGAAGGAATAGCCGAAAACAAACTCGACGATCTCGGTATTTTTGACATGCCAGACTTTGACATACCGGAATTTGATATGTCTTCCTTTGATATAATCGACGAACCGGATGAGATTGAATCCAGGTATATGAAGCCAAAAATCTACAGACCGATTAAGCAATCGAATATCAAATACGAGAATGCCGAAAAGCTGGCCAAGCAACTCACCCTCGGAAAAAACGAACGCGCAAACGTCATCGTTCCTGGCTCCTTCATCTTTGGAGACTTTATCGAAGCATACATCGTGGCGAACAACGCCAAAATTAAAAAGATGACCGTTTCCACACTTTCATTATCACAGGACAACGTCGACAGCATGGCGAACCTAATCAAAGGCGGATTTGTGGACGAATTGAATTTGATAATCAGCCACTACTTCTTTGCAAATGAGCGCAACGTTTTAATTCCATACATATACCAGGAACTGGACACCGTAAAAGGAATCTTTCAACTTGCCGTCGCCGGATCCCACACAAAAACCGTCACATTCGAAACCCTCGGTGGGAAATTTATCGTTATGCACGGATCAGCGAACCTCCGATCCAGCCAGAATCTGGAACAATTCACAATTGAAGAAAACGAGGATTTATACCGATTTTATGACGACTACCAGGATAAAATCATCGACAAATACAAAACAATAAACAAGGCCGTGAGAGTAAAGGCTTTGTGGAATTTAATAAACACCAAAAAATTAGACTAACATGGCATCAGGATCAGAGGGAAAAGTCAAGGGAGAAAAGACAAAACTCAAAAACAACACAAAAGCGAAAGCGCGGACACCAAAGTATAAAAAATGGACTTCGAATTCAAGTACGCCTTTTAATCAAGGAAAATGGAAAATACAAAAGTAACCGTTCAAACCTTAAAGATTCCAATAGGAGCCATCGAACCAAACAAAGGACAAATCGAAGGACTCCCAACGAATCCACGTTTAATCCGAGACGAGAAATACGAAAAATTAAAACAGTCAATCATCGACGATCCCGAAATGATGGAGCTTCGCGAAATCCTTGTTATTGAGCATAAAGGGAAATACATTGTAATAGCAGGAAATATGAGGTTTCGAGTTTTAAAAGACCTCGGATACAAAGAAGCAATCTGCAAGATTATCCCCGAAGGAACCAGCGTAGAAAAACTGAAAGCGTACACTATCAAAGATAATTCTGGATTTGGAGAGTGGGACTTTGACCTATTGGCAAACGAATGGGACTTGGATTTATTAGACAAATGGGGACTCGACGTCCCATTAATCGACCTCACACCAGACGACGAACCCACCGAGGCGGAAGATGACCATTTCGATATCCCTGACGAAATAGAAACTGACATAAAAATCGGCGACTTATTCGAAATAAAATGCAACGGACTAACGCACCGGATACTCTGCGGAGACAGCACCAAACAGGAACATGTCGACCTACTCATGGCCGGAAAACAAGCGGACGCTTTGATAACCCATCCACCATACAACGTGGACTACCAAGGCGGAACTGCGGCAAAACTGAAGATCGAAAACGCCAAAATGAATGATGCAAACTTCAGAACATTTCTGAATGACGCTTTTAAACAAGCCTCCAGAGTTTTAAAACCAGGCGGAGCGTTTTACGTTTACCATGCAAGCCGTGAAGTTTCAAATTTTGTAGGAGCCGTTGTCGATAATGGACTCCTTTACAAACAAATGCTGGTATGGGTGAAAAATAGTATGACACTCGGACGCCAGGATTACCAATGGAGACATGAACCAATTTTGTACGGTTGGAAGGATGGAGCCAGCCATTATTTTACAAACAACCGGAGCCTTACAACCGTCATCGAAGACCAGATCGACATAGACAAATTGAGCAAAGCAGAAATGCGCGACATGCTCACGGAAATGCTATCCGACATCGCCATACCGCAAACAATAATCCGTGAAGACAAACCACTCCGGAATACCGAACATCCGACCATGAAACCAGTCAAACTATTGGGAAGAAATATCTATAATTCGACCAGAATGTACGAAACGGTGCTGGATTTGTTCATCGGATCCGGAAC